GATGCTGCCGCCGTCGTGGATGAAGATCACCTGCGCCATGTCTGCCTCCGGTGGTTCGGTTGAAGTCGGCCCCGGTCGGGCCTCGCTCCGCTTACGCTTCGCCCTTGCTCTTCACGCCGCCGCGCGGATCCTGCAGGGCGACGCCGAAGTCGTGGTAGCCGCGCATCTGCACGCCCAGGACGTGGAAGTCGGCCTCGGCCGTCTCGATGGTCGGGGCCTCCTGGCCGTTCAGGAACGCCACCTCGATCACCGGCAGGTCGGTCGGCTCGGCCAGCAGGTACCACGCCTTGGCCGAGAAGCCGGGGTACCTGGCGTTGCCCAGGTAGCGGCTCACCTCGACCCGGAACTTGCCCTGGTGCGGGTTGGTGATCGGGTACTTGGCCGTCGAGGCGTTGTCGCGCAACTCCAGCGACTTGAACAACTGCGCTGCCGTAGCCGACAGCGCGGTCGGCACCAGCAGGATCGCCGGCATGACGCCGACCGGCTTGCCGTCGCCGTCCACCTGGTCGAGGAAGGCGACCTCGCCGGCGGTCAGCCCGTCGATGCCGAGCGCCGTCGTCGCGCCGGAGATGTAGTTGGCGTTGCCGGCGGTGAAGAAGGCGGCGTTGTTCAGGAAGGTCGTCCAGAACACGTCGTTGATCTTCAGCCCCGACCCGCGGCCGAGCTTCTGCGGCACGGTGGTGATCGCGCCGAGGTCGTCGTTGATCACGTCGCGGCGGTCGATGGACAGCATCAGGCCGTAGGTGTCGGCCCGGTTCGAGTACGTCTCGTTGCCGAGCGTGCCGTGCTTGATCTCGCCGCCGGGTGCCACCAGTTCGTACTGGTCCTTGCCGATGAGCCGGTAACTGGTGACGGTCTTGAAGTCCGACACGTTCCGCACGGCGCAGACGTTCCGCCAGGTGCGTTCGACCGAGAAGAAGCCGTCGAGCAGGAACTTGTTGGCGACGTTCGACAGGATGCCGCCGACGTCCACCGTCGAGAACGCGGCCTCGATGCCGCGGCCGAAGGCGTAGCGCAGGACGGTGCGGTGGTCGCGGAAGTTTCGGCCGGTGTAGCCGTTGGCCCAGGCCGCCTCGAGCAGCAACTCCTGCAGGCCGATGCCGCCGCGGAACCGGCGGGCCGCCAGGTCGAGCGTCGGCTCCGGATACATGCGCTCGACACCTTCCAGCTTGGCGGTCAACAGGCAGGCCGCCTCCAGCACCGCGCCGTTGACGCCGCCGTCGCCCGAGCCGATGCCCGGCGAGCGCGGTCGGGTGGAACGCAGCACCTCCAACTCGGTCCGCATGGCGTCCCAGCCGTCGCGGATGGCCTGGCTCTCGATCTCCGGGAACCGCCCGGCGCAGACCCGCCGCACCGCCGTGATGCGGTTGGTCTCGGCGATGGCCTGGGACCGCACCGCCTCCACGGTGAAGGCGTCGCCCTCGTCGCGGCCGTCCTCGGGCGTGACGGTCCCGTCCGCGTTCTGCGTGGCGGCGACGCTGGCCGAGGTGCGGCCGTCGGCCCCGAGGTCGACGAAGCTGATCTCGCCGAGGGTCGCCTTGCGGACGACGTTCAGCGGACCCGTGAAGGTGCGGCCGTTGACCAGCGCCGTCTGGCCTTCCTTGACGAACTCGAACTCCTCGACGCCGGCCCCGACCGACGCCTGCCACGGGAAGCCGTTGCGGGCCGAGGTCACGACCTCGCGGGCGGCCGGGGTGTCGCGGGAGACGAGGCCGGTGGCGACCAGTTGCCCGTCCTCGACCCGCACCGCGTCGGTGTGGCCGACGCCGGACAGCGGGTCGTGGCCGAAGCGGATCGGCCGCGATTGCGAGGGAATCGACAGCCCGGCCAGGTCGATGACCACCGGGTGCCGCCAGCCGGCGACGCGCATCGGCGTGCCGGTGTAGGCGACCATGCGGAAGCGCGGCAGGGTCGCCCCGCCCTCGCCGGCGGCCTCCAGGTCGAGGGTGGTCGGGGCCTCCAGCCGCAGTTGACGCGGCGGGTTGTCGTCAGTCGTCCGGCGTGGCGACGGCATCGTCGGGCTCCTCTTCGGGGTTCGTGGTCGGTGGGGCCTGCGCCGGGGTCAGCCCCAGCGCGGCGACGAGGGCCAGTTCCTTGGCGCGCTGCCGCAGCTGGGCCTCCCAGTCGAGGCCGCGGCGGGCGTACTCGTCGGCGAGCGTGGTGGTCAGGTTGGCCAGGCGGGTGGCCTGGGCCGTGGCTTCTTTGGCGGGATCGACGTGCTCGTGCCCGTCCCAGAACCACTGGTGCGGCCAGTGGACGAACGGCCCCAGGTCGTCGGGCAGCAAACCAGGGATCAGCGCGGCCTCGTCGAACCACGCCGCGAGAATGCGATCGAGAACAACGGCTTCGAGGTGGACCTGCTCGACCCGGATCGCCTTGAAGTAGGTCTGGTGGTCGAGCCGGCCGGACGCGTAGTTGTAGCCCGAGCTGTTGCCCGCCGCGACGTTGAAGGGCATGTTCAGGCAGCGGGCGATTTCGTTCAGGATCTCGTGCTTGAACTCGGCGTATCCGGTCGAAGGTTGCTCCGCTTGCAACTGCGACATCTTCCAGCCGCCGGGCATGGTCACCAGTGCCCGCTTCTCCAACTCGATCGGCTCGAACGGCTCGGCGGCGTCGGCCTCGCCGCTGGCCGGGGCGTCGGTGTACAGGATGCCGGCGAAGTCGGCGGCCGTCTCGGCGGCGGCGATCACGGCGAGGGTGAACCGCCGCAGTTGGGCGAACAGCGGCAGGGCCGGGAGGATGTCGGGCACGCCCCGAGCCTGGCCCGGCCGGTCGCAGCGGAACCAGTGCAGCACCGCCTCGGCGGGCAGGCGGTCGTACTCCCGCACGGCCCGGTAGCCCTCGCCGGGGTGGTCCTTGAGGACGTGGTACTCGACCGGGTTGCCCGCCGCGTCGAAGACGATGCCGTCCACCGCGTTCGCTGCGGCGGCGTTGAGGTCCGGCGTGCAAACGCGGTCGGCCTCGACCAGCCGCAGGTCGAGTTGCACCGGGGTGGCCAGACGCGGGTTGCTGGTCAGGACGGCGAAGCTTTCGCCGTCGGTGGCCTGGGCCATCCGCAAGGTGCGGAGCTTCTCGGGCAGGCCGACGGCCTTGGCCCAGGCCGTGAACTCGCGTTCGATGCGGGTGTTGGCCTCCGAATCCTCGGTCAGGAGTTGCAGGCGGGGGCCGGTGCCGACCACGTCGTTGGCCAGGGTCAGCACGATGCCTTTCGCATAGCTGTTGTTGGCCACCTCGTAGCGGGCGCGGTTGCGGAGCACCCGGCGCACCTCGGCGCTGTTGGCCTGGTTGGCACTCAACCCGTCGGCGTTGGCCCAGTGGCGGCGGTTGTCGTCGGACGTGCCGGCCGCGTCGTAACGGCCGCGCACGACGCGGACGACCCGGCCGCGACCCGGCCGCGGCGGCGTGGTGCCCCAGAGGTTGGCCAGCCAGCGGAACATTCAGTCGGCCCCCGGCGGGACGAGCTTGTTGAAGCGCAGGCCGCGGTTCGGCTTCTTGGCAGCCTCTTTGGACGCGAGGTAGCGGTCGGCCTCGATCTGCTCGGCGAGCTTGTGCTGCTCGACCGAGCCGGCGTCGCCCGACGCCTTGGCCGGCCCCTTCGCGTTCTGTTCGATGGCGTCGTCGAGTTCGTCCGGCATGCGTGCGTCCCCTCCGCGTGAGGCGGTTCGCCGCCCCTCTACAGAAGAGCTTTCCAATCCGTTGTCGAGTTGACGCAACGCGGCGGAAAAATCTGGAAGGCGGTCCACCGGTAGACAGGGACGGGGTTCGGTGGATGCGGTGGTTACGAATCGCGGGGCGTGCCGACGATCCGTTCCCAGGTCGTCAACCGGGTGGCGCAGTATCGGCACTCGCGTCGGCGGACGATGCGCCCGCCGACCGCACGGCGGGTGTAGACGACGCGGAAGTGGCCGCAGCCGCATTTCCGGCACCGCAGGCCACGCTCGACCTGGTCTGACAGCGGTTCGCTCCGACTTCGATTCATCGCCGATTCCTCCGCTGGAGCTCGGCGAAGCTGACCCGGCCGCGTTTGACCGGCTCGCGGCCATCGGTGCCGGGGAGGATCACGCCCTGGATCGAGGCGGCCACGGTGGCCCCGACCAGGCCGTCGAGCCAGTGGTTGTCGCTGCGTTCGGGCCGCATCTTCCACTCGTCCACCGTGCGGCCCCGCCCCTCGGTGCGGACGCGGTACTCGGCCGTGACGTGCTCCGCGAAGAGGCGGTGCGTCTCGGGCGTGTCGCCGAAGAGCGACAGGCAACCGCGTTCGCCCATCGGCACCGCTAGCCGGGCGTGAACGAAGCTCTTCCAGAAGTTGGTGTCGAAGAGGGCGTGCCGCACCGCCCGCTTGCCCTGCACGTTGGGCATCCGCCAGTTGAAGCCGACCCGGTCGCCGGGCCGCCGCTTGTACTCGCTGAACGGTTGCGAGGACGCGCCGACGAATCGCCCGTGGCTGGGCAGCACGATCCCGGCGTGGGCCGATTGACGACAGAACTGGTAGACCACGTCCGTCGAAGAGCCCCAGTTGGCGTCGATCAGGCAGCGTTCGACCCGCAGGTCCGCGCCGTCGTCCCGCCGCCACGCCCGGCCGAGGATCTGCGTGGTGAGTGTCTCCAGGCCCGCGTAGATCACCGCCTCGACACCGCCGCCGGGCAGGATGCCGGTGAGCGTCGGCCGGGCGTCGCGGAGCGTGAAGTACGGCCGCTTCTGGTCGGGGTACGCGCCGTAGTCGAGGACGTAGCCGGTGAAGTCGTCCTCCCAGCCGCAGACCACCCAGAAGAGAAGATTCCCCTGCACGTCGATGAAGGCGGTGACGTGGTTGACGCCGACCGGCACCTCGCCGCGCTTCATCCGGTTGAGCTTGCCGGCGATCTGCTCGACGGTCAGTTCGTCGTCCGACGCCGTCTCGGCGGGCAGCGGCTCGTTCTGGTACTCGGCGAAGAACGCGGCCTCGTCCTGCAGCCGCAGGTTCATGGCGTGCTGGATCGCCGACAGCTCGTCGTGATTGAACCGCTCCGGCCAGGCGACGACCGCGCCCTCGTCCATCGCCGCGCGGTTGTCGCGGTAGAACGCGGTCGCCTCCTCGCCGCCGTTGCCCTGCCGCAGGCTCTCGGCCCGGACCTCGGCGTACCGCTTCCACAGGGCCTCGTCGGTCGGGAACGCGTAGACGAGCTTGGTCCGCTGGCCGTTCCACTCGGGGTGCCGGTCGCGGTCGAGGATGGCGTCAGCCATGTCGCCGGGGCGGATGACCGTGCAGGGCATGATCCCCGAGATCTTGGTGCCCGGCCCCGACAGCCCCAGCACCGCCCCGGCCAGGATGCTCTCTCGCGTGGCGCACTGGCTGAGGCTGCGGGCCGACTCGTCGGTCTGCGGGTCGTCCAGCACCACCAACGTCGGCCGGACGGTGCGGCTGTCGGCCCGCTTGTACTTCATCCCCCGGATGCGGCCCGTGATCCCGGCCACCTTGATGATGGCCCCCGACGCCTTCGAGGTGCCGTCCTCCCGCACGAACGCCCGCAGGTCCTCGTTGGCCAGCCAGCCGTCGGGCTTGAGCGTCGGCAGCACGACCTCGCGGGCCGTCCAGCCAATGTGCGTCCGCTCGCCCTTGTAGAGTTGCCCGTTGCAGCGGTTGGCGATGCCGTCGAGGGCCTGGATCGGGAACAACGCCTCCGGGAAGTCTTCGAGCAAGAGGTCGTTGCCGTCGAGTTCCATCTTGATGGCGTCGAGCATGTCCATCGCGTGCCCTTCGTCCGAGCCGATCAGGCAGACGAACTCGCGGTGCCCGTACAGCACCGCCCAGATGCAGGCACACTCGCTGATCGTGGACTTGCCCGACCCGCGCGGCATGGCCATCGCGAACAGGCCGCCGCGCAGCACCGCCTGCTCGATGCGGGCGATGACCTTCAAGTGGTCCCGCGACCAGGGCAGGTGGAAGGTGAGCGGGAAGTAGCTGTCGCAGAAGAAGCGGAAGTCGCCCGCCGCCCGCGCCTTGCGGGGCGGATTGACCACATCGGGCAGTTCGCCGATGTCGCGGCCGGCCAGCGACAACGCCAGGTTGCGGGCACGGGAGCGCTCCTTGACCGCCTCGTAGGGGTCGGCTTCTGGCGCGTGCTTGGGCGCGTGCCGCTGGGACACCAGCCAGGCGACGTACCGCAGCAGGTCGACGTGGCGCGCGTCGCCGATCCGCAGGCCGGCGCGGGTGCGATGGCGGTACAGTTGCCGCTCGCTGATCACCTCGCCCAGCGGGGTCGAGTTGAGCAGCCGGCAGAGTTCGCTCGGTCGCAGCCGCCGCGGGTCAGTCGCCACCGGTCCTCTCCTTCACCAGCCACGCCGCGTAGTGCACCAGGTTGATCGTCCCGTCCGGGTTCTTCGGCGCGCCCGCCGCCAGGTCGGCCCGGATCATCTCCTCCGTCACCCGCTCGCCGCCCACCTTCGAGAGCAGCCGGGCCGCGTTGGCCACGGACAGCGCGTTCGGGTTCAGGCCGCCCCCGGCGGGCGTGTCGTCGCGTGCGTCGCTCATCGTGAGAATCCCTGAAAAACCAGCCGGAATCCTCGCCTTCTGCGCTTCCCTGTGCGGCGAACCGGAGGTAACTGTGTCATCGCGTTGATGAACACGCGAACATCATCACCGGCGACCCGAACATGGAACCCCGCAAGACCCCGAAGCCGAAGCTGAACGCCGAGGCCGCCTACGAGAACTCGCACCTGGTCGCCCGCGACCTGCTCGACCGGATCGCCGACCTGCTGCAGGACATGCCCGCCCCGGGCAACGACGACCACCCGATCCACTGGGGCCACGTCGGCGACATCAACCACGTCAACGCCCTCTTGCTCCAGGTGGTCGCCTTCCTCGACCGCAGCGAGAAGTAGAAGCCGAAACCCGCCCCGGCGGGTCGCGGCGGGTGGCTCCCGCCGCCTGACGAAGGCAGCCACAACCCCGATGCGAGGACGACGACCATGACTGCGACCAAGAAGACGACCGGCAAGAAGACCTCCACCGCGGCCAAGAAGGCCCCGCCGGCGAAGGCGACCAAGTCGGCCAGGAAGCCCGCCCCGCCCGCGACCGAGGCCGCCCCGGTCGCGCCGCCGTACCCCGGCTACGAGCCGTACGACGTGGTGCAGGTCTGCGACGAGGGCACCTGGGCCGACTTCGAGACGATCCGCACGCCCGAGGAGGGGGAACACGCCCGCAAGCTGTGCGAACTGACCGGCGAACGCACCTACCGAATCGTCGCCGGCGACAAGCAGACGGTGAAGGTGGCCTCGCCCGAGCCGAAGCCGGAACCCAAGCCGCGGACGAAGAAGGCCAAGCCCGAGCCGAAGCCGAAGAAGGTCAGCGCGCTCGACGCGGCGGCGAAGGTTCTGGCCACGACCGGCGAGCCGATGACGACCAAGGCGATGATCGAGGCCATGACGGAACGGGGCCTCTGGTCGAGCCCCGGCGGCAAGACGCCACAGGCGACGCTCTACACGGCGGTGACAATGGTGCCGAAAGTGGCCTGACCTTTGATAGGCTGATCGATCGCCAACGGCTGACACCTCGTTA